TCTCTTGAGCGTGTTGACTCGTCCGACGTGTGCGTGCTTCTGCAGCGTCTTGGCCGTCTTTACGATGTCGACTGCCGATTGGCTGTCTTTCCATGGATCGCGTCCACCGACAAAAATTGCGTCGAGCTCGTGCCATGGAATGTCAAAATTTTCGGCACCATCCTGAGCGACCAACGCCAACGGCCAGCCTTTTACAATGTCGTGCCGAAACTGCCAAACCTCAAGCGTCCTTCGAGCTGATCCGACAATATCGGGCACGACCACAAACAGGCACCGATTAGCGTTTTGTTTTTCTCGCTCAAGCAATGCCGAAAATCCCGACGGATTGAAACCGCTAAATGCCCCGTTGTCGATCGCAAAAACGCCGCCGAAATTCCTGTAACGTGTCAACGGCGTCAACAATTGACCTGCCACTAAAGACGGATGTAAACCCATTTTTCGTTCAACGTCTTTTGGTGACTTGTCAATCAAAAATTTCATAAGCTTGTGTTTTAACCTGTTGTGCCGGAGCCTATCCCGGCGGGGGGCGGGGTGAGTTGTGTTACTGAGCGGCTGCCCAGACTTTTTCGACAAGCTTGTCATACTCGCCATCACCTAAAACCATGTCGAATGCGTCTTTGACTGGTACGCCAAGCTTAACCAATTGGTCAAACGCCAAAGCAACGACAAACTTTTTAAAATCTTCGACGCTGCCAAACTCCTTTCTGAGGTCGATTTGGTTTGCGTTTGCAAACTCGATCAACATCTTCTGAATTCCGTTCAACAGTTCGAGGCTTTGGCTTTTCATTTTTGCGTTCCGTTGCTTGGGGTTAACTGTCTGACTCCCAAATCATAATCGACACGCCGCCCGATTGTCGATACAAAAATAGCCCCATCGGACAATTTTTCGGGAAATAGTTTTGGATCGCTTGTTCAGTAGTTGCATGCCGTCGCGGAAATGGTTAGCCGTCGTCGCGTCGGTCGGCAAAATACTGCCAAATGTCCGCCGCAAGCCGCCCGAACGGGTCGCGGAGTTTGTACAGGCCAAAATCGGCGATCGCCAAATCCCGCTGCGGGTCGAAATCGTGCCGTGCCAAAATCTCGTCTCGGCTCACGTACTGCCGATGCTCTCGATCTCCGTGCCAAAGATGCCGCACGGTTCCCGGCACAAAAGCGACGGAAGCACCATTTACGTGCCTGACGTACTTCTGGCAATCGTCGCGAAGGTGGCGCGTCTGCCGTTCGACGTAGTTCGTCCTGGCTCCCGTCACCGCTTCGAAAAACGTAGCGTCGCCGCCGCCGCAGATATTTCGATCGTAGACGCCACCAATGCTTCGCAACCACGCTACGGGCGCGATCCAAGCCCCTCCAGGTGCCGTGTTGTCGATCTTGCCACGACGTTGCCATGACGCCACACTGCCGGCTCGATCTTCGATCTTGTTGCCGTCTCGATCGTAATAAGCCACGATGTCGAAGAGCTGCACGCAATCGGCCCCGCGGTTGATTAGGTCGGCGCCGATCTCTAACCAGTCGGACCGCTCGAAAAGTAGGTCGTGATCGATCCACGCGAAGTAACGAACATGCGGCCCGACGCTCGCCAGTGCCAGATTGATGAGCCTTTCTTTTTGCCAAATCGCTTGATCGCTTCGAAGGTAAACCGAACCCGCGATCTCCTGGCCGCGGTTGCCGACTTCGTAGCAAGTGTGCCACTTGCCAAGCTTTGCCGCCCAGTGTGCGTAGTTCGCTCGCAATCGCTCGCGGTTGTGCGCGTTGAAGTGGTAGGTCACGATCTCGGTAGCGGCCGCAACGTCGACGCGATCGCTGCACCCTTCGCAGGTCTGGCCGCGGTAAGTGCTCTTGAGCAAGGGACAAATCAAGCACCGTTCGTGCCGCTCGCAATGGTACAGCATCGCGTTTCCTTCGCAGCCGCAATCTATCTTGCGGATCTCCGGCCCGCGATGGATGCAAGGTAGTTCAACTGTCCGAGAAAATTGGATAGTTGCCTTATCACAAGCGGCCGCCAGTTCGTCGCCGCTGTACATCTTGCCGCAACTACACCGAACCTTCGGCCCTTCGACGTAGCCGCCTTTTCGGCAATTAGGGCAACGGAAATAAATCATAGCCGCTCGATTTCCGCGGTGAATGTGCCGACCGGAATAAACTCTTCGGTCGTCTGATCGTAAAAATCATCGATTCCGATCCAGTCGGGGTCGTTTAGATCGTATGTGTTTACCGGTGCGATCGACCCGCTAAATCGAAATGTTACGTCGCCGCTGATGATGTCGGGCAATTGCTTTGCGTCCCATCCAATCTTTGAGACGTCGCGATTTGCCGGTGATCCAATTGTGCCGCCGTCAATGCTATTGCCGCGAAAGTAACTCGACGGCTCAAAGGTGAGTGCCAACATCGGATGAGCGTCAAAGAAAAACGGCGGGTCGGGTTCCGCGTTGCTTGTGATTTCGTGAGTGATGCCAGCCTTGAGTAGATAGAAAAAAACTTCGCGATCACTTCCCGTCGCGCCGCTATCGCGTGCCGATTCGCTCAAGATGCCGCAATCGGCCGTAAAGCTCTGATCATAAAGGTCGTCGATTGAATCGTAACAGTGATAAGAAATTTCGCACGCTACCGCAAAGTCGCTAGCAGACCAAATGCAACCGAACTGCGATCGGACGACGTCCAGATAGTATGTGCCGTTCCATCCCGACATTCCCGCTACGTCGGTTTTATATCCTTCGATTTCGTAATTAAATGCGTCCTGCAAACCGGCGATCACAAGCTTAATTCGCAACCCGTCGCGGTAAGCTCCGTAGCGGGTAAAAAGATCGCTGTCCGTGTAGAGCCCGCCGCACTTACAGCATCCACAAGCCCCGTGCCGAATCGCACCGCTAGGCCACGGCGATGTTATCCCAAAAGTAGGAAGCTCAAGTAGCGGCCGCTGGCCAAACCATCTCGTCCCCATTAGACGTAGCCCTCTTCGGCAGGGCAGAGTGCTTGAATGGCGTAGTAGGTGCCGTCCTGCAAAATGCAATAGCCCTTCGACCCGCTCGGCAGACCGAAAAAGACTGCTTCCGGATCGCTTAGCGTGCCCGACGAAGTGACGGTGGTTCCGCCCATCGTTTTGATCGTCGCGCCGACTGTCGTGCCGGTGTTGTAGTTGGCGTTAAGCTGGAAGCGGTAGAGCGTTGCACCGCCGCCGCCACCGCCGCCGATTCTTGCAATTCCGCAATTCAGTTGCGTGTCATAGCCAAAAAAAACAAAAGGCCCTTCGCCGTCTTCAATTTCCCAGGACGCATTCTTGGCTCGGCACGACTCGCCAAGCGTTATTCCCGCCTCGGCCTTAACTTGCAAAATGCCGTACTTGTAGCCGCTGCCGTAGCCGCCTGCCGGTATTGATTGCGGCCCGTTTACCAAAACTGGATCGCTCGACGTGTTTGGCTTGGCGATAGTAACGACCGCCATGTCATCACGCATTTCAACGCCAGTAATTCTCATCACGCCAAACGCTGGCACCTCTTCCGCAGTCGTGTTACGAAATTGGATCGCGTCAAAATAGTTCGGTACGTTCGAAACTATGCCGCCGCTAGTGCCCATCAACTGAGCGCGAACATAGCCCCAAACGATACGCCATTGCTCCGGCGTGATGCCCTGTAGTTGCATTATGCCGGTGCCACGATCTTATAAAGCGTCACAAGTGCTGGCGTGCTTGCGACTGTCGCCTTAATGTATGTCGACGCCAAAGCATCAAGCCTCGGAATAACGGTTCGCTGTCCGGCGGGAATTTCGATCAGCGGATAATAAGTTGCCGACACAACAAGCCCAATCGATAGCGTAGCCGATGCGGATCGATTTTCGACAATCGCCATAACGTCATCCGTTTGATCTCCTGCGAATAGCGTTTCCTCGCTAGTGCCGACAAGTTGCGTTACTTGTGCGTGGGTCGAAGATGTCGTTTCGGTCGCGATGGTCTTTGATTTAACGTCGGGATTTGATGCCGCCGATTCAATTAAATACTCAACGCGGGTTGTTACTCGAACTGAGTTTGCCATTAGAGAAGCCCCATATCTGCGTAGGTTGAAAGCCCATAAGCCGGACGCAATAACCAAACGGCGTTATTCGGATTATCCTCAACGGTGCCGTCAAGTTTTAAAAGCGTAGGCGTCGTTTTACGTTGTCCGGTGCCGTCAAGAATTGGAACGATTTGCGTGTATGTGATCGTCGGTAGGTCTTCGTCGGTGTCAACCGGTGCCGGCGTTGGTGCGGCAGTGCTGATGTATTTGAACGTCCCTTCGTGTCTAAACCGATGCCACCACGCAAACTGATTGTCAACTAAAAACGGTTTACGAAATAAAATCGAAACTGTGATGTTCCAGTATCCTTGGTCGTCTGCCTCGCCGCCGCTGAATTGGTTTTGAGCACTCACGCCAGTTACTAAACCACGCCCCGCCGGATACCCCGCAAATGCGTCTTCGTTGATCGTGTTTTCAAATGAGTCCCAAAACAGCGAGTTGTAAGTTTCGTAACGCCTTGTGATCGTCAACTGCCGATCCGTGATCATTCGCGTTAAGCCTTGCACCGGCTCGCCTACGGCGTTAATTAGCGGCCTGCCGTAATAATCTCGATCAACTGCCTCATTACTTACTACCGGGCTCCATGAAATCGACGGCCGCGATAACTCCGGGTCGGGCAGTCCCTCATAGCCAACATCGACCATATACACGATCGGGCTAACCCGTCGCGGCGTAACAGACTTGCAACGGTACTTCGGATTGCCTTTGTAGTAGTCGCCAATTTGCGGCACTAGCGCAGACGACTTAACAACATCAGCATCATCATTCGCAACGTCATCGACTACAACAAAGTAACCCTGAGTATACGCAATCACCGCGTCGGCCGGGCTGGCCTTTTCGCTTGTGATTGTCGCACCATGTCGCGACCAAACTTCGGTGGCGTCTACAACACTCATTGAATCGGTGCCGCCAGTTGTGGTGCCTTTGCCAATGCCGCTGCGATCTGCGCCCGGCTTGCCGCCTCTTCTCTTGCCCTTGACTCTTCGGCCATCTTTTGGGCAGACGCACTATTTGCCGCGTCCTGCGTATTGCTTGCGATTTGCCTCAGTATTTCGTTGGTTTCGCTTGCTGGCCCCATCGTCAACAATCGGCCGGTTTGTGCCTGCAACGCACTAGCCGCCGCAAGCTGGTTCGATGATTTGCCTTGCTCTCCCGATCCTGCCGATGGCCCGTCTTGGCCTGTCATCCTCAACGCGATCTGTTCGGCTGATCCGCTGGCCGCTTCATCAAGTCCAATCAATCGACCGGCAAGCTTCGTGTTAAACTCTTCGGCAAGGTTAGTCCCAAGCTTTCCGATTCTCGCCTGTAACTCCTGCTCGCGATCGGTTATTGCCCTTGCTGCAATTTCCGGCAATGCTTCCGCGGTCGCCGTGAAGCCCTCTAGCAGACTTCCCGACGCGACTTGCCCAATGTCCGCGGCAAGTTGATCAAACCCGCCAGCCATTCCGCTAGAAACGAAATCCCAAATCCGCATGATAATGCGGCCGATCTTGTCGCCCAGGTTGCTGGCGATCGTCACAACAGCGTTAAAAGCGTCGGCCATTAGCTTGGTAAAATTATCCGCAAACCAAGCCGCGTAGGCTGGTATCTCAACGGTAAAAGCGTGCTTAGTTCCTTCGACAAGTCGGATCAGTTGCAATTCCGTAGAATCAACCGCCATCTCCCAGACGGTGCCAAGGTTGCCGACGACCACTTCAATCATCGTGATTTGCGTGATCGCCCCGTTGATCGACGCAACTACTTTTGACTTGAAGTAGTCCATCCATTCGCCGATTGACTGAGCCATCGGGCCAATCGATTCAAGAGCCGGAAGCATCACCTCGGTTATCTTTTCGGCAGCAAACCCGATGCCGTCTAACGCAAGCTTTCTAAATGGCGATAGGGCCTCGCCTAGTACCTCCATCATGTTGCCGACTTTGTTCTGCATCCGCTGATAAGCATCGGCAGCACTATCGGCCCTGGCCTCTTTTTGTGCCATCCCGTTATTCGCTAACTGCATTACTGCGGCTAGTTTTTCTTCATTCGTCGCCATGTCTTTAAGCGACGGAATTAAGCGGTTAAACGAATCAAAATTGCCTTCGGTCGCTAGTCGTGCTTTTTTTAAAGCATCGTCAAGTCCGATGCCCATTGCCTCCGATAGCCCGATCGCTGCCTGTGCCACGTCGTCAAGCTGTTCATTCTCAACGCCAAGCATCGCCGCAGATTTCATCATCTCGGCAATCGTTTCCGCTTCGATGTTCGTGCGGCGCTCTAAGGAATCGGCGAGTTCAATGTTTTTTTGAACAGCTTCGTCGGTCGCTCCGCCGTTAAGCTCCATTGCCTTACGAAGTGCTCGATTAGCTTCCGTAGCCTTATCGTAATCAGAGACGCCCGCGGAAATTAAACTGCCTAGCCTTTCAATTCCGCGAAGTGCCGTGTTAATCGTTCCCGATACAAGCGTGAAACCGGCAGCGGTTTTGATGATCGAACCAAACGACATTTCGAGACGCGACAATCCGGCGACTGTCGAGTTGATCGCCTTCGCCGTTTCGTTTTTACCGCCAATCGCAAACTCAACGTCTGGCATATCGCTTTCGCTCTCGCTCTACTTGCTCGATCTGAATTGCGTTTTCTTCGTTGTTTAGAATTCGTCGAAGCTCAAACCACCACGCCGACTGATCAAGTAACCCGCCGGTTTGCGGTAGCACGCCATCGACACAAGCCGCCGCGATGTTTATTTGGTCAATCATGTCGCGACCAATAAACGACGACGGACATTCCTTTAGTTCAAAGTATCCACCTCGACACCATTCACAACCATGCCCAACACAGGCGGGGCACTCAATTTCGATTCTCTGCTGTTCATCGAAAAGTTCGTTACATCGCCCGCGGCATGATTTGCAAAGCTCGCCGCAGCGGACGTAGGCGGCGATGCGGATTTTTTTAATTCGTCACCGCTTGCCGTAAATGTCGTGATGATTGCGTCGATGATCTCGTTGATTTCGTTGATCGTCAAAAGGTCTTCAAGTGCTTCGCGGCTAAACTCACGGCCGAAGTTCTCCCATCCACTTAAACAAAACATTACGGCATCGATCGCCGCGTTAATCCTGCCCTCGGTGTCTGCTGTTTTCATCGAAGCCAACGCCTTGGAAAGTTGCTTTTGCTTCCCAAGCGTTAGCACGCTGCCGATCAACCGCGGCTGTATGTCGCGCGGCTTACCGGCGTCGCTTTTCAAAACGAAAACGATTCTGTCATCACGGTCTAAGCTCTTTGGCATTATGGCGTTGCATCGACGAATTGAATCGTCAATTCCTCATCGTTTGTGGTTCCGTTCTTATTGCACTGCCAAGTGATGTCATCGGTCACAATGTCGTTTCGGTTGCCTTGGGCAATCGTCTGGATTTGTGCTTTCGTTGCCAAAAAAATAATCGTTCCCGATCCGGCAGTTGGCAGCTTGTATTCTAGCTCATATTCGGTTGATGCCGTTAGTGCTAAATACCGGTCGAGCGACGCCACCAAAACGGCCTCGGGGTCTGCCGTGATAACCGGCTGGCGGTTCGTAACAATCGCCGATGCGTAGCCGCTCACGTGCGTCGTGCATTCCCTCATCACAACGGAATTACCGGCGTCAATCGTTGCCGACGCGACGCAGATGTTCGCGTTGTTGAACTGGAACGTGTCGCCAGCGCATCGGCTAGGCAAGTCGGTAGGATAAGTTGGCGCGATGATCGTCGAATCCGTCTCCGCTTCCCATTTACCGCTGAATGTCCAGTTGATCCGCCCGAGGTCGCCTGTCGGCAAATCGATCGAAAACGTGCCCATGCAACCGGATAGCTTTCGATATTTTCCATCAACAAAGCCGCCGATTGTGATTGTTCGCGGGTCGCTGCTAGTGGTCCCAGGTTTAGCGGTCTTCGGCTTGAACGTGCCTGACGTGTTGACCCAACCGCAAGCCGGAAGAAGTACCGTAGCCCACGGCGGAAGCGATCCGCTGTCGCCGCCCCAATAGATGTCAGTCGAAAACGTGGCCGTGCCTTGGCGACCGGCGGCGATTGCTGCTAGGTAGTTAAACGCCCCCTGGCCCTCTCGTTGCGTCATCGAAATGTTGGGCTGAATTAGCAAATCGTAAACGTTGAAAACGCCTTCGCTTGCGGTCAGCGTTTCGGCAGTGCCTACGGTTGCTTCGGCTTTGGCAGCGAATACTGTGCGGCGTCTGAGTAGCGACATTGATTAAATTCCTCTTGGCTTGGCTTTGTTAAAGGCTGTGGCAACCCGAAACCTGATCCGTTCTTCCATTTCCTTTTCTAGTCGTTCGTTGATTCGTCGCACTTGTTCAGGTTGAAAATTCTTAGCAACGTAAACACCCCAAGGCGATGCGGCGTTAAGTTTTGTAATTGGCTCGCGAATCTTGCCGGCATATCTGCCTTTTTTCATTTTTCTTGGCTTGCCCTTTCTCTTAAACACATTTCCTTTCCATTGTGCGTTAAGCAGTCCGGGTATTGGCCCCATAAAAGCGGATCTTATAAATGCATTGCCTCTTGTTTTGCTTATCTTGTAATTAACGCCAAGTTCGTTTTGCTTTGGTTTAAAATGCCGAAGGCTCATTCGGCCCGTTCTAGTTACTCGAACAATCACTCCAGGGTTTGTAACCGTCGCTTTTCCAAGTACTTGCAACGCTTTACCGCCGTACTTGATCGCCTTTTGTGTTGTGTTTAGTTCTGTTCCGATATCTTTCGCAATCTGACCCAAAGTTGCCTTTGCTGTTTTGTTTATTACAACCGCAAGCTCTTTGTCTAAGTTTGTCTGAACTCCTTCGATAGCTTTTTTAAGTCGGTCGATTTGCTGCCTTTTGATGTTGAAAATAATCACGATCGCACGTTGTACGGGTTTCCTTCGTCGTGCCTGTATGTCACAAGCAACGGCAGGTTAACGCCACCTATGCCGCCGTCCGATACGATCGCATCAGCAACGTCGAACTCTGCGTTAATTGCGTTACCTCCGAACGTGTGCCACTGGCTCGCGTCGCAAACGGTCTTAACAACGTCTGACTCAAAAATCTCGCAGTATTGATCGATTGGGGTTGTGTCTTTTTCGCTCGGTAGCACATGGCAGCGAATGTCAAACCTTTGCCGATATGCGATTGCTGGCGGATTGCCAGGGCAATCAAGCTCCGGCATCCGTTCGCGTTCGCCTTTCACGACGATGATTTGCAAATGCCTCGGCGTGTACTGTGCCAATCGAGTCGGCCTGACTACTTCGTAAACGTAAGTGAAATCGCTATAGCCAGCCGTTAACCGATTGAGCCTATCGAAAAGCTCTTCGGTTATTCGCGTTAGCACCGGCAGGGCTGCGGTTATCTGCATTCGAGGACAAGCATTCCGTTATCTTGCGTCGTGATCTTCAGTATGGCTCGGCGTTCGGCCGCCTTGCCGTCGCGGGCTGGGAACTCTAACTGATCGCCGCCCGTGTCAATCTCCGTGCTACTGATGCCGTTGGTCGCATCGTTCGCAACGTGTACTTCAAATCGCGGTAGCACGGTCACAACGTCTTCTGCGAAGTTGTCGACCTGTTCGCGAATGACAACCGCCTTGATCGTTCGCGGTGATCTGATTTCCGACCCGTAGAATCGATGTGGGTGATAGGTCACCGATTCGGCAAAATCGTCACTGTTCAGAAAAACCGCGGTTGCGTCACTTGCGATTACATCGCGTAAGGTCATCGTTGGTTTGTCCGTGCCCGTGCTTTCGGTTGCTCTTGCGCCACCGCTGCGGCGATCGGCTCGACGCTTAGGCTGACTCTTTGGACCGGCGGCCCGTCGCCCTCGCTGTGTCGCGTCACTCCGTCAACGGTGATCTTTACGCCGGCAACCTCAATGGATTGTCCGGCGTTAATCTCTACGTTTGGCATCAGCGTTTCGCCTCTACGCTGACGTAATCGACGTGAACAAAGTCGATGTTGGTATCGGCAGTCTTTTGGATCTGCACATAGGGCTGTAGCGATCCGGTAGCGGCGCTCATGTCAAAGGTCGTGCCAGCAGCAACGCGAATCCCATCGACGTAGAATTTCACGTTTGACTTTCCGCCGGTGAAGTCAATCACGAATCGACGGTAGGTCGTGCTGAGGCTCTGGCCGGTTGCCTTGTCGTCAAGGTCGGTCGTTCCGTCGTCGGTTTCAACGACAAGCGAATTCGACCCGATTAGCCGAAAGCTGGCGTGGTTCGCGATACTGTCAATCGCGTCGTTTCGAGCCGATGCCAAACCGAACGCGACCGAAGTTGCCGAGTCCAGGTTAGTGCTTTCCGGCACAACCTTGACGCGAAAGGCGATCGACTGAAGGTTGTCGATGTCGAAACAAAGCTTATCGCCGAATGACAAACAAACGTTTTGAATTTCGCTCGTGTTGTCGAAACCCAAGCGGATCTCGCCAGTCGCCGAAGGCGTGACCACGGCGTAAACCGGCGTCCCGCTGCTGGAGGTGTCCGCGATCGCCCACGGGCTACCCTGACCCGCAGTCGTGAAGGTTTCGCCCCCCACGAAGTCATCTTCCCAAGCCAAAAAATCCTGAATACCTGCCATCGTTTTGATCCTTGTTTGAAATTGAAAAACCAACGGCCGCGGCCACTATTGGCCGCGGCTAAAACTCAAACTCGGATCATGCCGAGTTGCGATACAATCCGCGGTAGTCGATCGCCTTGGCTCCAAACGTCTGGCGAATCTTGTACTTGTAGCAGTCGCGATCGAAGTCCCATTCCTGCTCAAGCACTGGCGACTCTTCGCCTTCAAGGAAGGAGATTTCAACCGTGTCGATCTGTGCCGGATCGGCCGCTAAGTACCAAATCGCCGAACTGTTGAGGTCAAGGTTGGCATCGGCAACCATCGTCAACTGCCGACCGCCAGCCATATTGTAGATGTTCACCACGCCACTTGAACCAACAGCCGAACCACCAACCGCGGGATTCGCGGTGGAGTTCAAAAGCTCCATCGCGGTAGCCGCGTAGG